ATTCCATTTAATGAACTCGTCAAAAAATGTAAATATATCGTTTCTGATGATGATAATTTTAACGAACCTGTGTTTTTAGATTCGCGTCGTTTTTGTGAGTGTTATAGTTCTGAATTACAGGTTTCTTTTTTAAAGGATATTTATAAGAATGTAGATAAGGCAAAATGTGAAAATCTCGAACGTTTAACGCAGGAAACGAACGGGTTAGTTGATATTTCGTCATGTTTAGACCTTATTAGCGATACTCATAAAATTAAACCTGTAAACGGAGAATTATGTTGCGGTGTTACAAGTAAGGGTAAAATATGTATGAAACGGGCCGTAACAAATGTAGGAGAGTACCCTTTTTGCTCAAAACATGCAAAACATGCAAATATGAGCAATATTCCTGCATTAACTTCATGGAATAGTTCAACAACTAATTCAACTATGAGTATGAGTGATAGGTCTGTTATATCACCATCTACCAGTGATTCTGACGATGAAAATGATTTACCTATTCTAAAGACGATTTATAAATGAGTGTGATAAGATGCTTAAAGTTAAACGTTGTTTTAGTATCAAATGAATAAATCCGATAGATTATTAATTTCAATGGATAGTTTCTATAGTGTACCTGAAAATAGAAACATTTTAACACAGATACTGAATAAATCTGGTGGAATTTCATTAAGAAACCTTGAATGGTTTATAACAAATTACTCAAAAAAGAATAACTTAACGTATAAAACAGGTGATGGTAAAATGTTCAGTGTTCACTGTTCATATAAATCAAGTTTAGACGGGTATAGTAAAAAATTGTTTGATCCTTTTTGTCGAACAGAAAAGATTAATTATTTGATACCCGGTACAAATGATGAAATTCATACAACTGTTGCGCAGTTAAATTTTATCAAATGGTGTATAAAAAATAATATTATCGATTATATAAAAACACATAAATTTCAGTTATTTAATAAGCGCGTGTCATGATTCCATTTTCAAATGAAAATGTTTGGTATCCTACGTAATATAAGTGTAAGTTATAATCACCTGATAATCCACTTGCCATTTTTATATTTAATTTGGTCCTGTTTGATTTTAAACTCGTGAAATCTAAACTTCCCGATGGTTCCACATTAATCGGATTCATCGAGAATGCATACGTGTATATATTTCGCATAGGTCTAGATAAACGACTCAATAAAGGTACGGTATATTTATAATATTTATGATCTGTATCTTGAAACCCTGGTATATCTTCTCCATTTACGTATATCTTAGCACTTGATAATGGTGGGTTATAAAATTCATTTGTAAGTTCATAAAGAACGTTTGAAGATAAGTTAAATCTATTGTGGAAATGGTATTTCCTATTATCGGTCGAATCTGTAAACCCCGATCCTCTTGCTACACTTTCGTCTTCGTATGTTGTATTTCTTAAAAACCAATTAAGGGTCTTAACTGGTATTTTAGGAACAAGTTCTAAAGAAGTTTCGGTTACACCTGCTGATATAAGAAGCGATGGGTGTTTTTGTACTATATCGGTAATGAACTGTTGTTTATTATTTTTTATGTATGCTCTTTCATTAGATTCTAGTGCAATTTCTTCTGTAATTATATCGAAACTCGATAAAGATAAGGTTGAACTTTCGTCTGTAAAGAAGGTCTGAGGGTAAAAATCTATAACGAATTGAATTTTTTGTTTGTGTATGGCACATGTTGGAAAATATGGTCGGTTAGGTTTATTCGTTTCGTATTCGTCACTTTCGTATTTTCTTGAGAAGAAAAGAGGTATGGGTATAAAAACGCGTGATTTTTTTTGCGCAAGTTCTTTATTCGTTGATGAAGTACCGTTTGGTACGGACGTACCTTCGGCTAAGTTTCTATTTATAGTATACCTTTTTGTTCTTTTTTCGGATTCATCGAGGTAAAGTTCATCATAAATTATACCCCAATCCGCGTGATAATTTTCAATAACGAGATCGTCTACACGCATGGTCAACTGTTTAATAAGGTGGCGACCAATTTGATCTGAATAATTAAACGTTGAACTTCCTGTTACGGCTGGTAATTCAATTGAAATATACATGTTTGATAATAGGTCACCCATGTTACGTGGGTCTAATGTTACTGTAATAGATTCACCGAATGGCCAATTTGATGATGCGTTCCCTGGTTTGTTTACGATTGTACTTTTATGGAACTTTCTAAAATTTGAATGTCTTTTGGGATCGTAATTAAAAAATGATTTTTTAGGTTCATTATCTAATAAATACGTATCTTGTTTACCTATCGCGTTTAGTGACAGTATAGCGCCTGTGTTTGGTCCACTTGTATCACACATACTACTTATTACAATATAATTTTTTAAATATCGTTAAACACAAACATTGTTCTATTTTGGAAATTTTTTGATATATATTTACATAACGAAGTGTACCAAAACAGTATATCCTTTTTAGTTAAAGATAAAGGTGGTTTAGGTAATGGTTTACATTTACCTGTTTCTATATTTCTTAGTTGTTTAAGACTTGGTTTTTTTAGGGTTTTGAAACATGAATGACATACACGTTTTAATTGTAGTCCATAAAACTTATATCGCATTTCATTATTGTATAGCCATATAGGATTAATACGTTTATATTTCCTTATTAGATCACGGACTTCGTAGTTATTTGATTTTATGTATGGTTTTAAGGGTGCATTACAAGCAAAACAAAATCCTTTACATTTAATATACATAAAAGAAAAACAACTTATTCTTTTATGTACTATAATGAAATTAGACAACCC